TACTTGTCTGTCTTACAAGAAATTAATTGATTTTTCATTTCAAATCTTCCACATTTGATAAATCTAAATCCACTTACTTCATTCTTTCTTACATAATCAACATCAAATCCAGTGTAGACACAAAAATCAAATTCATCTTTGTAATCTTTTAGAAACAGCTTAACAAAATCTAAATTCTTAGAAAAGAGAGGATCTCCTCCAGAAAAAATAACTTTGTTTGTTCGATATCTTTCACTTAACTGTAAGCAAAGAGTATGAAGTTCATTTTGAGTTAATCTAACTGTTTCTTTACCGTAATCATGATCACCGAATACTGGATTCTGACAACCTACGCAAAAATTGTTACAACCCATACAGTAAATTATAAACGCATGTGCTTCTGGATCTGGATAGTCAAGAAAGGTCATCGGAGCACGAAGAGAAATATTCAACATTCAATCTTATTTCTTAAAAAGGTCATTTTCAGTTAGAAGCATAAACCGAATACCTTGTTTCTCACAAAATATTTTTGCTGATTTCCACTTGTTTTGGTTTTTCACGTACGTACTTACTGAATAAAGATAATTCTTCATTGCTTTTGCTGTCTTGTTCTTTGGAGGAATCGGAGGTCTTGTTTGCGTGTCTGGCTTTACTTCTATTGCAACCTTTTCTACAATTCCTTGTTGATTTCTGATTTCACAATAAAAATCAACATAGTAGTTCTTTTGTTTACCGTTAGTTGACAACTCGAAAACGTATTTTATCTGGAGGGTTTCACTGCCCCAGCGGATGACATTTTCGTTTCTGTCCATGTATTCCATCACACGCTTTTCCCACGATGAGCGATACGTCGGGTTACCGTATCCAATATACTTTTCAGGATGAGTTGGTTGGAATGTTCCCTGGACCCACCCCACTGCTTTTCCGCGGCGGTTAACTGCATTCTGGAGATGATTAAGATCAAGCTGGTTCATATTGTTACTTTAGATTCTTCAATAAAGGTATGTAACTGTTGATTGCTTCTGCTAATCTTTTACAATCATTGTCGATAAAGAAATTCCAAACATCTGCTCCATTGAATTCTTTCACTTCATATTCGTTGTACTGAGAAAGGATGATTGTTTGGATGTCTTGCGGAATCTCTTCAAATGAAATCAACGTCTTATTCAATAGATATTTATTTTTCAATTCTTCTTCGTTTAATATTTGATCGAAAGTTTTTGGTTCTTTTTTGACTTTTACTACTTTTCCTTCTAACAATTTTTCTGCTGTTACTGGACCACACCCTTTGAAAAGAGGAAAAATATTGTCTCCGCTGTCCCCTGTCAGCAGCTTGATTTCCAGATCTTTCTTTGGATTCAGTGATTTTACAACTTTATCTCTTATACTATCCCACTGACTCACATTCCGAAACTTCTGAAGTTGCATGAAATCTTTATCTGCTGAAACAATTTGGATTTCAGTAGATTCAACTTTAGCAAATTCTTTAGTTAGAATTGCGATGATATCATCTGATTCACATCTACTAATCTTCAGGACTTTAATTGTTGAAAAAGATCTCTTAAATGTGTCAATGAAAGTATCAAGAACTGGATAGAACTTTTCAAAATTGATTAGAGATTTTGGATCTACTTTTCTGTTAGCTTTGTATTCAGGATAGATTTCTTTTCTCCAACTGTTCTTTGTATCAAAAGCAAGAATAACTTTGTTTGGTTGATACTTTTTGATTTTGGAGAAGACAGATTCACAGATGATGTTTTTCCAGATAGGAAATCCTGTGTTGTTATCATCTGGATGTTGAGAGATTGCTACATACAAAGAAGAATGAACAAGATTGTGACCATCGATTAGAAGTATCTTTTCTTTAACTTCTTCTGAGGCTGAACTTTCAAAAAAAGCATTTAGTTTAGAGTTCAAGTAAATTATCTTTCAGTGAAGGAATGTGCTATTTTTGATGTGACAATCACAGCGGCAGATATCATCCGGATCCAACGTATCTTTACCTTGCTTCTTCCGATACAGTTTTAGTCTTGTATAAACTATCATGTCAATTACTTTATCTTCATCCAAGTACTGAGTGTAGCAATTTTCACAACAAGGAACCATCTTTTACTCCTTCGAAAGAAATTCAGTATCAAGTAGATTAGTTGGATGTGCTTTTGTTACTCGATTCATCACTCGTATCTGCTCTTCTGGCAAATCTTTCAAAGCAATCAATCCTTTTCTCAGTTTCAATTCAAGCCAAAGAAGATTGCAAATCCAATATGCATCAACGATATCTTCTGCTGGTGAACCTTTTTGAGTGAAGAAACTTTCATCTAAATCTAGCTTTTCAGATGCAGGAAGTTTAGAATAAACTTGACATATCTCTTGTTTATCTGCTTTTCCGCTTCCTGTACTAAACAACTTAATTGAAAGTGGATCATGAATACGAAGTTTCATTCCAAGATTGTAACAAAGTAGTTTGATTCCTCCACAAAATTCGCCTATCTGGAAAACTTTTCCGATAGATCCGAACGCATATCCTTCGATTCCTACGTAAGTAGTGCCAGTAATAAACTTAGTTATTTCTGAATACATCCAGTTATACTGATCGTAATCTGTCTTAAACTGTTTCTTTACGTAAGGAAGAATGTTCTTAGATTGAAACTTCTTTTTGTCTGTGAATCCAAGATACTCTTTCTTCTGAATGTACAAATCATCGTCTAAAGTATACTTAACTACTCCAGAACTGTTGATGGATGGATCGATTGCTGAAATTATCATCGTTGCTTCCTTGTCCAAACTTCATCAATTTTTCTTGCTACCCAATCACGATAATCTTCTTCTGTGATTCCAATAAAATCCCAAATATCAACCAAATCTTTAGTTTCATGCCATCGTTCAACTAAACTCAATATTTGCTTTTCGTTTAATTGTTTTCTCATTCTAAATCCTCGTCTCTTTGAACTCGTCCCAATCCATTCCCCAGCATTCAGTTGCAATCAACATGCTTCTTTTTTCGTTTGCTATCTTAATTGCATGATCTTCATCTTTCGCCCAAATAAAGAACGTCATGTGATCATTTTCTGGATAAGAATTATAATCCCAACCATAATTTGCATCATAATCATCTGCTGATTTTGCCCTTACAAGTATCACTTCACCATCTTTCCGCATCTCTACTGAATAAAACCAACACCCTTCTGGAACATTATCTATCTTATCTACTTCTTGTTCCCTCACACTTCCTTCGTATAATTTAGCGATTCGTTCAGCTTTTTCTTGTGTAGAAAAAATACCTACTATATACTTATCTGAATAATCTCCAGTTTGAACAACAAAAACTTTCATGCAAACCATCCCATCTGAAAAAAGTTATTCGTGAAGTACTTCTCAATCTGTTCAAACTTTAAATTCTTCCACTTTTCATCAAAAAGAATTAATTCGTTGATATCCCACTTACTTTTCATTGGAATGTTATTTGCATACAAAAATTTCTGCCAATTGAAAACGTATCGTTCTTTCTCTAACAAACTTCTACAACGTTTCTTTGTTTCTTTCGAACTATCCAAATCAAGAAGATAGTAACATTCTAATCTATCAAGAACTTTTTGTATTTCATCGCTCCAATTAGTACTAAGAACTGAAATCGAATTTTCAACAAACAAACTATCTATCACACCTTCAAGAACTATCACTGGTTTCGTTTTATCTGCTTGAAAGTAGTTGTAGATTACATCTCTTGAACCTTCTTTATTCAGATACTTGATTTCATTTCCGTAAAGCGCTCTACCTTGATAGTAATATAAATTCTTTTTCGTATCATAGAAAGGAATGATTAATCTATCTTTATACTTTCCTTTGCTACAAACGAACCAATTTGAGTAAACTTCTTTTGGAATCTTTCTTTTTTCACAGAATTCTACTGCATCGTAATTGATTCTGTTAGACAAAGGAAAGAGAGGAGCAAAGAAAGCTAAATTTTCATCAATCTTCTTTTCAATGAGAACATCAACAACTTTCTTTGCTTCCTCTTCTACTGGCTTTCCACTAAAAGAAACGTAACCAACTTCTTGAATATAGTTTTGGTAGTTTTGTGGAAAGTTCTTTTTCAGCCAATTAGAAGCTAAATCAGAAGCACCACAATTCCAACATTTGAATATCCAAGTTCCTTTGTACTGAGAAATCCAACCACGTTTCTTGCTTTTGTTCTTCTTGGAATCACCACAAACTCTACAA